TCGGTAGAGACTTAATAACCGAAGTTGTCAAGTGGATTGATACGACCCGCCTGTGCCGAGAGTTTCATGTGTTACCGGTTTCAGGCGGGTTGTTTCAACAACCGGGACAATACGTTTCTCGCATAAAAGCCGTGCTAGAAGCTGAGGCGGAAGTACAAAGGCTTAAGGACGAGCGCGAACAGTTAAGGACACCGCAAGCGAGAGAGCAGAGAGAGCAGAGAGCTAGACGTGATTCGCGGGTCTGAAATCATTATCGCGGTTAGGTTGTCGAACCAGGCTTCGGGTCAGGCTCGACGCCTCTCACGCGATATCATGGCTATGGGTGGTGCAGCGAAAGCTGCTAACCGTATGGCCGAAATGAGTGCTGCTATGGATACGCAGCGACTTCGCTCCGCTCGCCTTCTAAACCAGTTCGATCAGCGTAGGCGTCAGCATGCGATTAACATGTCGCAGATCGACAAGCAGACCAGCGCACAGCTTACTAAGCGTATCGGTCTGTATCAGCGATTAAACCGTACTGCCGATCCTACGCGGCGATTGATGCTTCAGCGGGCTATTAACGAGTCGCTGATGGAAGACGATATCCTCCGTCAGAGAGGACTTAAGCTAGAGCAAGGTATGGTAGCGGCTACTGCCGAACATACCGCTGCCATGAAAGGGCAGGAAGCCATACTAGCTCGTATGGTTGAGGAACAGAAGCTCATGGCTGCTATGCAGCGAGCGAATCGGTTTACTACTGTCGGCAGGGGAGTATCGCAAGTAAGCCGAGCGGCAGGCTTCGGAGGCTTGCTAGCCACAGCAGGCTTCGCCGCCGTTAGCAAGGACTATGCAGACTTCAGCACCCTTGTTACCAAGGCTTCGACGCAGATCGCTAATAACGCCGGTAAAGGCATCGACGCTATCCTTGCGTCTGTAAACAGGCTTGAACCGGCTATCCAGCGTCAGATGAAGATATTTCCTGCGTCGCAGAACGAAATGGCTGATGCCCTCTATCAGCTTTATTCGTCTATGGATCTTACGGAGCAGCAGGGTGTTAAACTGCTCGCTACTACCAACAAGGTGTCTGTCGCGTTTGGTAGCGATCTACCTACAGCTACCAATGTTCTTATCACTACGCTCAATAACTTTGGAGCGTCTGCTGGTGGTGTTAACCAAACGCTTGACGACTTGGCGGCTATCGTGCGTATTGGTAGATTGGAGCTTAGCGACTTCGACTCCATGATGAACTCTGTGGCTCCTGCTGCGGGTGCCGCTGGTTACAACCTTAAGCAGATGGGTGGAGCAATGGCTGTTATCACCCGTTTGATTCCTTCTCAGGAAAGAGCCGCCACAGGGCTTGCTCGCCTTATTGATATCTTCGGCAATAGAGACTTCCAGAAGGGTATGGCTAAGGCTGGTGTCTCTATCACCGATGTTTCGGGTAATCTGCTTGGCTTTGAGGAAATCATCCGTCGCATCGCTAGCCTGCATCCAGAGGGTCAGGGGCTTCAGAACTTCATTCAGATTATGACCGCTAGTGGCCGTGGCCGTGGTCAGGGCATTACTGGTCAGGCTAACGCACGTCGCGCGCTTGTGCAGCTTGTCAGGCATTATCAGATGTTGCATAGAGCGCAGCTTGACGTGAACGACTCGCAAGGCGAATTTAACCAGCGTTTCCAGGCTATGCTGAAAAGCCCTGGTACTCAGTGGGCTATCTTCATCAATCAGATGAGAGTGCTTGCACTAGAAATCGGTAAAGACGCTCTACCCGCGATCATCCGGCTTCAGGCGTTTATCAAAGGGTTGGTCGATAGGTGGCATAGCCTCTCGCCTGAGCTACGTCACAGCATTGTTTACTTTACCGCAATCACTGGCGTCATCGCACTTCTGGCCGCTCCCATCGGTATCATCACTGGCTCGCTTTTGAGCCTGATCGGAATGCTCAAGCTTCTGAGTATCACGCTCGGTACTACCGGCACTGCTGGTGTTATTGGTCGTCTAGGACTTCTACTCGGTATCCTCGGTAGACTTACAGCACTCGGTACGATCCTACTTGCTGTCAAAGTAGTTGTGGACAGTTCGCAGTTGGAAGACCTCCGTAACTGGATGAAGAAGAATATTCCTGGTGGCGGTGGGCTTGTGAAGGTTCTTGGCTTTAGCGGTCGTGACCTTCTCCACAGCATTGGTATCGGTGGCGATCCTGACGAGCATGGCACCCAAAGTAAAAATGCCAACGCTCGCAAGGTTGACCCGCTAACGAAGAAGGTCAACGAAGCCACGCAAGCCTACATTAAGAACCTGAAGGCCAATACCCTCATGTCTGACATTATGAAGAAGTATGGCGCTCAGCTTGACGGTACAGATGCTAAGCTGAAGCAGTACAACGAAGACATGAAGCAGTACAACAAGGGTATGATGGATGCGGTTAAAAACGCCCATACTCAGTACGAGCAGATTGTCGATCAGGCCGTCGATAACATGATCGCCAAGTATAACGAGCTTCGTGACGCCAATACTGCTGCTTTCGGTAGTCTGTTCCAAGGGCCACTGCTTACCGGTGAATCCTTCCAGACCGCTGAAGAATGGGGTGTCACGCCTACCATCGGTATCATCAATAAAGACCTGTCGCAGCAGATCAACGCCTTTAACAAGTGGCAAGGTGATCTGCGCGCTATCGCCGGTCGTGGCGCTCCGAAGAAGCTCGTTCAGGAGCTTACCGATCTTGGCCCTGATGCCGCCGATAAGATCGAGGTTCTCCGCAAAGCTTCGCCTAAGATGTTCAACAACTTCATCCGTCTGTGGAAGCAGAAGAACGCTGCTATCGAGCGCGAGACTAAGCGCGACTTTAACGACCAACTCAAGATATGGCAGAGCCACGGTAAGAACATGGGTCTTAAGATCATTGCCGGTCTTGAGTCGGAAGGCGGCGCTCTTGAGAATACAATGCGGAAAATCCTCAAGAATAGCTTTAACGGTGATCTGCTGAGTCAGATCGTAGCCGAGGCTATCCGCGATTTCAAGGCTAACAACGATCTACCTGAACGTCCTACTGGTACACGTACAGGCGGTACAACCACCACAAGACGCACTGCGACGCCTATCAGCCAGATGACGCTAGCTCAGGTCAATAAGGCACTCAAGCGTGACGTTCCTCGCCTGCGTGATGCTAACAGCGAACTGATTTCGTACGCTGCCTATACGACGAATCCACAAAGCGCGGGTGGTACTAGACAGACCGACGCTGAAAAGGCGCATATCCGCGAACTTATGCGTAAGCGTACTCTGCTTGAGCGTAGGGTGCGTCGTGAGCGTAGGCGTCGTAAGAAGCTTACGGCTACTGCTAACTCGGGCACTTCTACCACCACTCAGAACACCGGAATGAGCAGTTATCAGAATACGCCTTCTAGCCCACAGCAGATTCAGGTTAACCTGTATAGCAAGGGAGAGCCTACTGTCGTGCAGGCTCGTCAAGCAGCGTGGATCATCGCGCAGAAGAGTAAACGGGTATGATCGACTTTATCGAGCTAAGACCGTTCGGACGATCGACACTGGAACTCAATACTCTGAGCTATCCTATCGTTGACTCGTTTGAACCTGAAATCGAGATTGAAGAGCATAAGTACAAGAAAGCCATTGTTATGGGCGAGTGGCCTGCGTACCATCCTGAAGGTGCGCTGTACGTCACTATCAATGGCGACGTGGTTGGGAACCTGGGGGCCGATTACACTAGTAAGCGCGACGCTCTCACGTTGGCGCTTACCCCTCTGTACGACATAGACGATAAGCCTGTCAATCGCAACCACGGTACTCTCGCCTTGCAGTTGACCGGATGGGCTGCTGTCGCTACGCAGGATTACGTTGTCACGTCTAAGAGCATTCCTATGACAACCGATTTCGTTAGCGTCAGTTCGTTCCATATAACCCTGAAGTTTCCGATCCCGTACTTCGTGAACGGAAGCACTCGGTACTACCTGGCCTAATGGCAGATTGGCAAGTTGCCTTTGTAGAGAGCATGGTAAACCCTACGGGGTTTTTCCGCGTTAATGATCTAACGTTCTCACTCGTCAATAGCGACGAAGGGCCGATGAGCTGTGAAATCCCGCTTGGGCATCCTGACCTCACTCCGAACCTTATCGGGCCTTATCGTACCAGTTACACTATATATCGTAATGGTACTATCATTACTGGTGGGATTGTCAACTCAATCAACCTTAACAAGGATAGGGATAGTCTGCTTGTTGGTGGTGCTGACTTTCTTCATTACCTTAAGCGCCGTATATATCCTTTCGATCCTAAGCTGTACGTTAACGGTGGTTGGGTAGATTGGCCTATTAGGTACCGCAACCTCGATACGTGCGAGATTGCACGTCGGCTCATCAATAAGATGTACGACGCCGATCCCGCGTATAGCTGGCCTATCTTCCCTCATAGCGGTGTTGGCACAGGCTTTCACACTAGCTACAAGATTTACCCTGCTGACCCGACTACCATCTACGACCATATCAAGGCGCTTAGCGAGATGGGGCCGGACGACGGCTTTGAGTTCGCTATCTCTCCTGTCACGCTTGAGTTCTTTATGTACCCCGGCGGCAGGGACTCTGGCTTTACACCGTATGACTACGCTCCGCGTTGGACTGAAGCTGGTGGCGCTCTAATCGACTTTGACTGGAATAACATCGGCCCGAAGGGTACATGGACACTTGGCCTCGGTACCAGTCAGTTGAACGGTAAGAAGATGGGAGCCACTAAGACCGACGTTGACAACAAAGCGCAGTTCAGCCGCTTGGACACTGTGGAGGATTTTGGATCAGTACAGGATCAGAAGGCGCTTGACGCGATGACGGACTTTCAGGGGTCTACGAACCTTGGGCCGGAACGCTCGCTTAGCCTCGCTGTACTCAATCCACAGTTTCAGGTGCCTAACTTCTATTCGGGCGCTGGCCCACGCGGTATGATCGGTGACCGTATCCACGCTGAGTACGACTTTGAGTACCGGCACGTCGATGCTTACTTCCTTGTGCAAGCTCTCAACTTCAACATCGACAACAGCGGTAACGAAGAAATAGAGTTTGAGCTTGAAATGATCCCACCGAGGTTGGCGTAATGTCTTGGCGCGATAGACGACCACAACCGCAGACTACCGATAGTGCGCTGCTACGACGGCTTGAGGCAGCCGAAGCTCGGCTAGCATCCCTAGAGAAGACTGGCCCTGTTTCGCTCCAACTCATCGACATTGAAGATTACGAGGATGATCCCGCAAACATCAATATCGGTGACGTTAACGTTAACTGGCCTGGTGTACATCGTGAGGCTAGACGGTACGATCCTGCTGTTTACTTCCACGATCAGAAGTGGCGCGCTCTAGGCTCTAACGCTGCTGTCTACGAAATCAAGGTTTTTGAGGATGACGAAGAGAACATCGTCAAAGACCGTGCTTTCGTGTGGGAGTTTCCTGAAGACCTTGACGGCGCTGTCGTTATGAAGGCCGGTGCTTTCGTTACGACCGCTGGCGGCGATCAGGAGATTGACATTGCTGTGGATGGTGGTGGATCAATCCTCGATAATACCATTACCATCCCTGCCGGTGAGAAATCGTCCAGGGCCGGAAGAACGCCACAAGCTGAGCATGAAATGGCTTGGGGTGGTGACCAGCTTAGCATCAATACCATTGCTGCTAGCGGTATGGGTCTAGGAGTGTGGGTGCTTGCTGTCGGTGCCGGTGTCGGTGGTGTACTGCTTCAGGGCTATAAGGGTGATCCTGGGCCTGTAGGCGTTCCTGTCGGTAACTACACTCCTGGGACGACTTATGAGCCTGGACAGATCGTTACCAATGGTGGCTCGTCTTACATCGTCATCACCAATGTCACTAACGTCGAACCTGGCGTCGATCCCGGTTGGGAGGCAGTTTACCAGCTCATCGCAGGTAACACCAAAACTGGCAGTGTCAGCATGACACTTCATGCAGGCAGTTATGCGTTGATACCAGGCATAAAGGGCGCAAAGAAAATGCCCTTCGCAGGCGAGATAACATCGGCTGAGCTGGTAGCAGACTTCGCAGGCGATATCGAAGTTGAAATCCTTAAGTCTACATACTCGACATGGCCTACGATGACGAGTATAGTCGGTAGTAACCCTCTTACGCTTTCCGGTGCTATCAAGACTACCAACAGCACTCTTACTGGCTGGACTACAGGATTCGCTAAAGACGACTACCTGATCTTCAAGTTGAACAGTGTCAACATCATTAGCCGTATTACAGTCAGTTTGGAGGTTGACCGGACATGATCCTGTGGATGGACTCTTTTGACGCTATCTCAACTATGGCGCAGAAGTACGATTTCAACTTCAACACGTCTATCACCACTGATGGGCCTTTCGGTGATAGCGCGCTGGCTCTTACCAATACCGACCACAACGCACAGAAGAACCTTCCTACCAGTTACGGGCCTACCTTCATCATGGGCTGTCGTATGAAGTTTAACTCGTACAGCGGTGATGCACCGTTGTTCTCACTATTCGACGGAGCATCGTCGCAGGTAGATATACGGCCTGTGATCGTTGGTTCGACTATCAAGCTGTATGTCACTAGGAACGGCACGACGCTCGGTACCGGTTCTATCGTAATGACTACGGCTATTTGGTATTACGTCGAATTCAAGGTAACGATCCACGATTCCACAGGTATTGCTGTTACACGGATTGACGGCGTGACCGATCTGAACCTCTCTGGCCTCGATACCAAGAACACTTCTAACGCTACCGCCAATATGTTCCGACTCGGGCATAACGCCGGTGGAACCAGGGACGTGCGAATCACCGACTTTATCCTTATGGACGGCGTTGACTCGGGTGTCACTGGTTTCCCGAACAACGATTTCATCGGCGATATCCGCGTTCAGGCGCTCTACCCGAATGCTGACGGTACTACGAGTCAGATGGTTGGTTCTGACGGTAACAGCACCAGCAACTATCTGCTGGTTGACGAAGCTACTCCGAACGACGATACCGATTACGTCGAGACTCTCACCGTCGGCAACAAGGACACCTATAACTACGGTTCGCTCTCTGCTGGTACGGGACTTGTCTACGGCATCCAGATCAACGCTAGAGCGCGTAAGACGGATGCAGGTACTCGCAAGTTTAAACTGCTGAGTAGGTTCAGCGGTACTGAAATCGAAACTGGCCCTGAGAAGATTCTCTCGCTTTCGTATCAGAACTTCTACGATATCCGTGAAGCTGATCCTAGCGGTAATCCGTGGGATATCAGTTCTGTGAACGCGATGGAAGCCGGAGCTAAGCTAACCACGTAATATGTCCTCACCAGTAGACGCAGGCAGAGCCACTTATGCTTCAGCATCAACTAACCCTCACAACATCACGTTGCCGGGTTCGATTGCGGCTGACGATCTACTTGTGCTTTTGGTACGTGCGCCTAACAACATGGGCACTACGTCTATGCCTGCTGGCTGGTCTAAGATCATTACCAGTCAGGCCGACGCTGACGACGATCATCAGGAAATGTGGCTTAAGACCGCCACAGGTTCTGAGGGTTCAACCGTCACTTTCACTATGGCGGCGTCAAGACGGCTTGCCGCTATCTGCTGGCGTGTCACTGGTGCCGGTAGCTATGTCATATCTACGGACGCTATCAGCACTACAGCCCTCGACAGCCCTAACCTATCTTGGACAGGAACCAGGGACATTCTTGCTTTCAGTGCTGTGGGTGGTTCTAACGCTCTCACCCTCACGTCCGGGCCTAGTGGCTATTCCAACGCTGTTAGCGCGATCACGCCAGGTAACACCACAGATGGTACTAGCTGTACTGTCATGGGTGCTACCAAGCAGATCAGCGCGGTTACGTCCGAAGACCCGCCAGCGTTCTCTTTCACAGGGAGCGTGTTTGCCACTATCTCATGGACACTCGTTCTAACCGATGTATCCATCAATCCATACCGTGTCACACAAGTACCGGTTGACACCGCTTACAGTGGTGCGCCAGCAGCGAGAATTACCTCAGAAACCGCTGACGTTGGTTACAAGGGCGCTCCGAACTTTAGGCTCACTCAACTGCCTGTCGATGCTGCTTTCCACGAAACGTTCCCTAAGCTGCGTGTCACGCAAGAGCCTATTGACGTTGCTCGTAAGATTGACGGCAAGCTGAGAGTCACTCAGATGCCAGTCGAAGTTGCTATCTCTAACATTCGTGAAGAAGTAGATATCGACCTTATCTGGTAATGGCTGCTTTCGACAACACTACCGAGATTTACCCGGATAATGACTTCCCTCCTGGCGAGAACCCTCTTAGCGATGGAGGCAAGTGGTATTCGTGGGCGAGGTTCCCATTGCAGAGTAAAGGCGACGGGTCAGCGATTATCGGTACTGTGGAGTTTGCCGTCAATGGCAGCATGTATGTCGCTGAAACGTTCAATGGCAACATTATCGAAGCTTACGGTTGTCGGCCTGAGTCGGGACTAGGTGCCGCGCTAGAATCCCACAGGATCGTTGCACTGACCGATCCGGTTAGCTACGTTGGCTACTCGTCAGGCTTTGGTGGCGGTATCACTGAGTCATACTTCTTTCGCAAGTACAGTGGCTCGACTGGTACGTGGGATGATATAGCTGGTGATGTGATTGTTGACTTTGATCCTCAAAGACCTTCTAAACTCGGTATCAGGATTACACCTTCAACAGTCGAGCAGTGGGGTTTCTATACCGCTGTCGGAGACACAACCGAAGACTGGCATCTCGTCCAATACTCCAATGACACTTCTATCAGGGGTACGTTCTATATCGGTCTTGAAACCGAAGAACAAGGGGGAGTCAATGAAGTTGGTTGGACTTGTTTTGGAGCGCAAGTAATCAGACGGACACAGTTCTACCGATGGTTGCCTTCATTGAAAGCCGGTGAGTTGGTTTGACTATTTCGTTCGTACTAACGTGTGTGTTGCTGTTTGCTGTCGGATATAGTTTAGGGTATGCGTCCTGTCATAAAAGAAATGGATACCATAAGCGTCGTGAACAGAGATGAGCTAGTTTACATCATTGCCCTCGTCGTCGCCGGGGTGTGGGCAATCGTGTCACTGGTTAGTTTGTTTCTTAAGGACTATACCGGATTGACGATAGTTACACCGGTGATGGTGATTGTCGCAGGCTTCTTGTTCGGTTTCAAAAAGAACGGAAACGGAGGATCGTAACTAATGCCGCAGAGAATACCGAGGTACATTGGTAACCACCTTGCCGGTGCGTACATCGTAATCGTCTTCGCTATGGCGCTAGCGATTGGAGTACTGCTTTTCCTGTATAAACAACAGGCCGATGATACACAGAAAGTCGCTGAGCAAACACAAGTACTCGCTGCACAGAGTCTAAAGCTGAGCATGGAGATTCAGCAGCAAAGACGCGAAACAATCTACACTACCTGTAGATCACAAAACGAGCGTCATCTGAACCTTGCACGTTTCCTGCGAAAGCAAGGTATTCCGCCGGACGCAAGACCCGACGTTTACGTGTTCATTGACAAGCTAGCTCCGCTACAGAATTGCCGCGAGGTCGTAAAGGCGGCTACCAGTACAGACTGACAACCGCAGGGTTAGTCTGTTATCCACCCTACAAGGAGGTTAGAGTTGACAGCTAGTGGTAACGTCAAAGCACTGATCGCTCTCATCATGGCGGTCATTGCAGCGTTGACTACTGCTCTCACCGGTCATACGGACTTCGGCGATATTGACACGCAGACGTGGCTTATCGCTCTAGGGGCCGTACTTGCATCGGGCGCGTTGACAGCGTTTGTTGACAACGTTCCGGGTGTTTACGGTGGAGCAATCAAGTCACTGATCGGAGCGGCAGGAGCGTTCATTGCGGCGCTTGTGCCAGCATTCGATGATCGCGTTGTTTCACAGCTTGAATTGGTTACGGCAATTGGTGCGTTCTTCGCGGCGTTGGCCCTGGTCTATCAGATTCCAGACCCGCCGACGACTGAACCACCTGTTGTCGTGCCAACACCTGTGCCCTAGCTACAGGGTCTAGGGCACAAAAGAAGGGCCGGTACCGTTACCTCTCCTGCGGGCGTTACCGGCCCTTCTACCTTGTTAAGCCCCCTACCGTAAGGCAGGGGGCTTAGCTATGAGTTCTCCGTATCAGGAGTAGACAAGGCATCACCTCCTAACTTACTCTAGCTCGTAGTCAGCGTGAACGTGCTCAATCACTGCGTCGGGGTAGTTGGCGAGAACCCAGTTAATCGCGTCGCCTCGCGTATCAAACGTATCCGGCATGTCGTTGTTTTCCCAACCGTCGGGAAGCTTAACAGCAAACAGACCCTCTTGTGCGACAATCTCGATAATCACTTCTTCCTCCTGTTCTCAGCTTCGTAACCACTAGTATTGAACTGGAACCCATAACCGTAGGTGTACCAGTGGAGCAGGTGACGTAGAGCATCCATCGCGTGAGGCTTACCGCGAATGTACAGCCCGTCACGCTGCAACTTCTCGTTAGAGTAGTACGCCATGCCAGTAGCGGCTTTTTGTCTGAACAGCCGTATCTTGTTTTGCTGGCAGTACAGCTCTAACACGCCTAATAGCTCACGCGGGTATAGCTCTAGCCCTTTCCGCGCTCTGCCTCTAAACTCGAATTCCTCTGCTACGATCATGTCCGGCTTAAGTAGCTGTAGCTGGTCGTACAGCATGATATGGTCGAAAGCGGTCTGACCACACCTAACCTTCATTAGACCGTCTTCCATTACGCCGACAGCATGCCCTGTGGTGATTCCAGGGTCAAAGCATGCAACGGTCGTCATTACGTCAAGTCCTGCTTACCGAACACTTTGATTCCACCTAGCTTACGCGACAACCACCAACACAATCTTGTCCACTTAGGTACCATGTTGCGAGTGTTAAAGATTATGTCGTTTTCATCTCTACGCATGGTCTGCCTGTAGTAGTAATCGTTATCGTCTTTCATTCGCCCCTACCCATAGCGTTAGACATGATAGCGGCACCGGCCCACTGTAGCAGCCCTACAGCCTGCCACGGCGTTGACGCGCTACCTTCGCGGAGGAACCCCGCTGCTCGCTGACCATCGACGCCAGCAACTTCATACGCGATAACCCACCCCACTACAATACCACCCTCTTCGTCAGGCAATTCGCGCTGAAGCATGTTATCAATCTCTGTGGTATCTCGCTTCTCAAATCCCACTATTCCTTCCTTTCGTCGAAGGAAAGCTCTATCGCACTACCGACCATGAGTTCCCATATCTCTCTAGGAACACTAAGAAGGGGTCTAGGCTCTAAATTCCAGAAACCATCGGGAAGCAACCAATGCTCTGCTTCGTTCTTAACGAACACATCGACCACATCTCTGCCTTCGTGCAATACGATGTTACACTCCATCCTTCAACTCCTGTGCGGTTAGCGGGGGTCGCACTGTGAACATGTACTCGTTCGGGAACCGGTAGTAACTGCTCATTGGGTTAATAAGCTCAGGTGCCCGTTCAGACCCGTTAGAACCCCACTGCGCCGTATTGAAGTTACCGGGCTTGATGCAGACCACCACATGCCTTTCACTGTGGAAGTGTGCAAGATCACCGATACGGAACGGAGCGCCGATATGATGCCAGTCGTCCTCGTAGTAGTCGGTGTTGCCGTAACCACGATATAGCCACTTAGCAGGATCGGGTACTGCGAAGCCGGACTTGTCGGCAGCGTACTTGAACGACTGTACGACCATAGCGGAGCAATCGCTGAATCCTCCGCTACTCGGGTTAACAGTCGGATCGAACGGACGGTTCTGTGAGTAGTGCCACGCATAGTTCACGTTAATGGCCTTAATCCAGAACTCGCGGATATAGAACTGAACCTTCTGTACTTCCTGCGATGTTGCAGTTAGCTTAGCCTCGTCCTGCACGATCTTTCGGCTGTACTCGTCTAGTGCCCATTCACCCTTATGCGGGCCTTCAGGAACTCTACGGTTCCTAACGACTTCCCACACTTCTTTTCCGTAACTTCCATCTCGCGGATCGCTCTTGCTTCTGATCTTGTGAGCGATCTTAAGGTCGGCAACCAGCTCCCACAGTTTCTTGTTGTAATGCTGGTCGTAGTCTGCCCAATCGAGTAGACCTACTCTACCGAAGTAACGCTTGAGTGCCTCTGCTGTGGGGCCTTTGGACTTAAGAGGCCCGTCGGCCAAACCATATGGCCCTGTGTACGGAAACTGCCCTTCAGTGAGTGGCATGACCATTACCCTTTGTATGAGCGTTATACATCTCTTGCACTGCATCGCAGGCTTGCAAGAACGTCATGTCCTTGTTGTTCTCCTGCACCTGCTTAATGCGCTGATACAGTTTTTCAGGATCACGCTGGTCGCGCTTATCAATACTCGTACTCTGCAAGATAAACCCCCCATCCACCTTTCTGCCACTGAGCGTATTCAGCTAGTGGCTTACCGTATGTACCGAAGACAGGCTGCGTATGAGGCCAACCGAGCTGTACTCTGGCGGTAAAGTCCATACGCGGGGGAGAGAAGTTTTCACTCACTCCCATGTAACATTCGGTCAGACATGCGTAGCCCATGTCGATGATCGGCTTGGCCTTATCCGGCCTATAGCCCGTACTGTCAACGAGCGGAACGAAGTTGGTAATAACCGCCCTTGACACACTAGGCAGGGTATCGGTGTGTTGAATGATACCCCGATAGTCGTCTTCATCCTCTAGCTCTGCTACAACGAAGTCGGCGTCGAAAGGACACGCTTGCAGGTTCATCGAGTTAGTGAACCAAACACCTGCCCAAAGCTGCTGTTGATGGCAAGCATCGCGGAAGGCAGGCCAACGAGCGTCATTGCCGTAATCGTCGTACTCTAGGCTCGCGCACTTATAACCGCGAGCGGCGGCTCTAGTAGCGAATGTAGCGACTCCACCGAGGCTACCGTTACTAAAGCCCCAAGCGGTCATTGCGTGGGGAAAGGGGCTGTGGTGATCTGCGACCTCAGCACAGCGATTTCGTCCGTAAGTTCCTCGTAATGAATCTTCTCGCGTCCATCGACGTTATCGAGGTGTTCCTTCACCTGATCCACAAAGTACATGTCAGCGTTGAAGGTGTCCCTAAGACCGCCAGCTTCGGCACCATCCCAACGACCACTAGACTCCACGTACCGCTTCCAATCGGCAATGGACACACCGGTCGGAGGCTGCTTACCGAACACCTTGACGTAGAGATCCCTAACCGCGTTGTCGAGTGCAGACGCCGAAAAGCTGGTAGGCGGCTGCTTGGGCTTAAAGGTCTTTTCGTCGGCCATACCTGTCTTACCTCCTTTTCGTGCTTAGCATTACTTTACAAAGTGAAGTATCGAGGCGCTGTGCGGCGATCTGCGGTTTCGGCCATGTCGTCGGTAAGGGTAGACCGGCTCTGCCTCGCACGTAGCCACCAGTGCAGGGAATCGCGGTGTGAGCGCAGTACCGTTCCCAAGACCCCCACAGCCTACCCAGGATCAGCCTCCCGCGTATCGCAGTTTCACGCGGCAAGAGGGATAACCTCCATTTCTTCAAGTTCGCCCCAATTCTCGCCAACGCTGATATCGACCTTAAAGGGCAGTTCCCACCCTAGCTTGTCGTAAGCCTGTCGTTCCATGATAGTCTTCATGGTGGCGGCAACGTCGTTTACCTCGTCTTCAGGTACGTCAACCACAATAGAATCGTGAACCGAGTTAATGACCGGGATACCGGCGTCCTCGATTTCGATGATAGCCGCCATAGTGAGCAGACCGGCTGTATTCTGCGGTAGGAAGTTGACACCTTCACGGATGCACTCCTTAAGGTTCTCAGGCGTGATTAGGTGGAACCGTCGCTTAGCACCGAATGGACTCCTTAGCTCGTTCTCCTTCTCTACCCGATCAGAAACCTCAGCAATCCATTCAGCAATCTCAGGAAAAGTGTTAAACCACGTTCCAATGTAATCCCTCGCTTCCTGCACTGGCATCGTGTACATCTGTGAGAACGCTTCCGCCGACTGTAGATAGCAGACACCGAAGTTAATGTTCTTAGACTTGACGTATTCCTCTTTGGTGTAGTTCTCACCGTAGAACCGTGCTGCTGTCTCTTTGTGCAGAGAACGGCTGCTATCAGTATATATGCTCTTAAGAGGTGAACAGTCAGACAGCACTGCAATGGCTCGTAGCTCTGCCTGAGAAAAGTCTGCCGAAACTAGTACGTTTCCAGGGGTAGGAAGGAATAGAGTTCTAATCCCCGGAACCACGTCCCGCGCTTCTCGGGTGATATTCTGAAAGTTTGGGTTACGGGATGAAGTCCGTCCTGTGACGGTACCACAAGGGTTAAACTCACAGTACAGTCTTCCATCGGTTTGAACTCGTTTAATGAGTCCCTCGATAAAGGTGCCCCGCTGTGTCTCAATAGTTCTGAAACGATCATATACGGTAGCGAACTCAACGAGCTTATCTCTCGCGCGTGGATTGCTGTCAAATCGTCCTTCTCTAATCTCGCGCCGCACATCTTTATCGAAACCGGTCTGCCGTTTCTTCTTACCACTATCACGAAGTTTGTGTTTAAGTCCCCACGTATCGTAGACAATAGCTCTTGTCTGCTTAGTGGACATAGGGTTGTATAGTTCTGCACCGGCGATACTCCCTAGCTCATCTGTAAGGTCACGAATCAGCGGAATGACTACTTCCTCGTTAAGATCACAAGCACGTTCGATATCGTAAACGAATCCCCGTCGCTCGATATCCGTCAGTTTGTTGAAGAACGGAATGTAGTGCTTCTTAACGAGGTCATCCATTTCTTCTTCGACTACCCGCGACTTCAGCAGATTATATAGCTGGAACGTTCCTCCTGTGTCTTTACCGTTGTACGTGTAAAGTTCGTAAGGATCATCAGGTAGCACTCCTGTTTCCTTGTACTTTTCAACCGCTTCAGGCTCATAATTCGGCCAACCACAATGAAGCCTAAGTAAGTAGCCCAAAGAATGTGTACCTGGTCTTTCATCGAGAACGTACGACATAGCAAAGGTGTCGTGGTCGATGTGCCCATTGATATCATTGTCCTTAAGCAGCTTAACATCGTAGATGCCGTTGTGCCACAGCCATTCGATATCTCGTCTAACTAGTAGATCGTTGAACTCCTGCCATGTAGACTCAATACCCTTGCGCGTGAAGACGTAAGCGTGGTCTTCGTTAAACGAGAAACCAGCACACTCTATGTGTGGCCTGTGACCTTCAAGGTCAGCAGCAACAAACCCTCTACTACCAATATCACGGATAGCAGCCAGTACAGACTTTCGACTATCACAAACGTCAACAGTAGGGAGGACTGGATTCGCAGGAGGATTGAGTGCAAGACGAAAATCACTGACCAAGTTAGGGAAGTTGTCGCTATCACGAATGACAGCAGCAGGATTGTTGGTGACGATGACTCGCTGAATCCTGAAATCAGAGCTAACACGCTCATGTACGATACCCCGTCCTTTTTGCAGACTTGTCTTCGCTATCTCTCGCGCCGGTTCCGCACCCGCAGCAATGATCGTATCGGCGCTATCCATGTCGGCATCCAACCGTGCCTTACACCGTCGGATCGCTTCTTTCGGCGGGTCTTCCGTTTCGCAGAGGACGATGTTTGTCGTTTTGATCTGTTCACGCTTGTAGCCGTTCTCTTCCAGTAGGTAGTCAACAACCTTGCCGCTCATGCCAGCAAAGGGCTTACCTTTCTCGGCATCCTTACGCCCTGGACTACGGCTAACCAGCACAACCGAAGCGTTCTCCGGGCCGGTGGTGTAAGCGGCGTCCCGTTTCTGCAACGGGCAACCGTCACAATCAGCTAAAGGGTGCTTCTTCATACGTCACGTCCCAACAGTACATAGACGGATTTCGCTTGTACCAAAACTTCTGGCCTTTCGCGTTTGGCTTCTCGAAGATACGCGGCTTAAGATCCTGAACCTCGTAATCGGTAATTCGCGGTGCAGGTCTGCCTGTTGGCGTAGGCCACAGTACCCACCCTACACCTTCTAGGTAGCACTGTACGGCTTCTACTGTCTCAGCCATGTTGCACCTTCGCATCCCATTCTTTCTCGACCATCGTTAGCAACCGATCACGAATGTTACGTGCATCATGGAGAGCATCGTCCTTATCAATAGCTTCACCGATCATGGCCTGTCTGAGAGCGTTGAACACTTGTTCGTCAAACACGTTGAAAGCCTTTGGAGCAGTGCCAGGTTCATAGCGTTCCCAAATGACTATACCATCCGTGTTAACGTAACCGGAATAGCTATGGTCGTCGTTGTAAAGGTAAACGTCGTAACGTAGTGCTTCGGGCCTATGTATGATCTTGACAATCACGGTGCAGGCTGTGGGTAGATGATATCGCGTAGGTTGGGCTGGAAGAAACCGTCGCCCTTAATGACCTTACCGTACTCGTCCTTGTGAACGGTACCGTCCTCGTCTAGCTTGCTCATGTTGCTAAGGTGAACCTCGCGGAAGCACTTGTCGAGGTCAATACCGAACGACACTGCTGTACCACACAGCACGTAGATAAGGTCACAAAGCGCATCGGCGTACTCTACGAGGTTCTCGTCTTCCCATGCGTCTTGCAGCTCTTTCCATTCTTCTTTGTGTAGACGATCTCTAAGCGTGTACAGTTCTTCGTTATCGAGGTCTTCGTGCAGAAACGGGATAGGCCCATGTCCGACCGCTAGCCCGAACTTCTCATGGAACTCTTTAACCATTTCAAACATCGTTTGCGGCATTGACTTTCCTTTCCTTATAAGTCATCCAAGCGTGGTGCCCAACCATAGATAGATAACCGCCTGTTAGAATCCCGAACGTAACACTGTGGTTATAGTACGACATAAACACGAAGTATACGCTAAACACTACGTACCAAATTTGGTACTTAAACAGCTTACGGATCACTTGTTCAATTCCTGAATGATCGTAGTTGCGAGGCCCATGAGCTTACCCTTCGCGTCTTCGATACTTTCCTGCGAATAGCCGTAAAACGTCCAACACGCCTGTTCGCTATTCCAGTCGATACGCCAGTTAGGTGCGTCGAGCGGAATCTTCAGGTAGACTTCGTGCCTAGAGCTTGTAACGAGTGCTGGCTTACGCTCAAACTGTTGTTCGTCCCTAGCCATTATGGATGCTGCCTTCCGTGTTTGTTGGTCTTACGCTTGTGAATACGACTAGCCTTCTTAGCGCGGCCTTCACCGGGAAGGCTCTCTTTAATCATGCGCTGAAAAGCCTGCACTGTGGGTCTTTGCATGAACTTCTGCGGAACGCTCTTTTTACTCTTCATAGTATTGACTCTCCGGTGGCTCGGGTACCAGCTCGTTGAAGATGTGCGGCAGACCTAGCGCAGTAAGCAGCTTGTCTGCTGTATCGGTTCTAACCATGTCCTGCTTGTTATTCAGGATGCGAACGATAGCACCCTCGGATAGTCCTGCGTTGTCGGCTAGCGCACCTAGCGTTCGTCCCATGTCTACCCACTCCTGAACGTAGGGTCGCAGGTCTGAGCAGAGAACGCCTCTATAGATGTTTCCGTTCTTAGCTACCTTCATTGTAGTCTTATACCTCAGTTGCCTTTCTAGCTGATTGATACGTTCTTCTGTGGCTTGTTGCAGCTTACGAAGCGTGTGGAGTTCTTCAAGTATTTGCTTGTTGTCTTGCACTGAGCATCTCCGTAAAGCATGCTTCCAAACGCTTGTGGAGTTCTGCGACTGTACTGTTGTTAACGACGATGAAATGGATGAGTTCCTCGTCTAGTCCTTGCTCGCTGACATGTACATCTGGCCCTTGAACTGTGTCGCGTACAATCTCAATAACGTAGTCACACAGCGTAACCTCGTTGTTGAAACGAACGTCCGAAATGACGTAGTTGTCACGCATGGTGCCTTCGTCCATCCGACGCTTAAGCTGGTCAACCCAG